CAAGGAAGAGGCTTTGCGCCTCAAAGAGGACTTTGTCAAGAAGCATCAGGGCGTGGCCAATAGCCACGCGGTCGGCGTTCTGACCGGCGGTGCCTCATGGCACCCGATCACCATTACGCCCGAGCAAAGCCAGTTCTTGCAGACGCGGAACTACACGAAAGCCGATATCGCGCTGTTCTACCGGGTGCCTGCCTATCGGGTTGACCCGGCGGTTACGTCGTCTTGGGGCCGTGGCGTTGAGGAACAGAACTACGCTATGGCGCAAGACACCTTGCACCCGTGGGCGGCCCGCGTCGAACAGGCTATCTCGACTTTCCTTCTGCCTGGCTTCCAGCAGATGCGTTTCAACATGGATGCTCGCCTTCGGGCGAAGCTCTCGGAGCGCTACCAGGCTCACGCGCTGGCCATTCAGAACGGCATGAAGTCGCCTGATGAGGTCCGCGCCGAAGAGGGCATGCCGCCGATTCCGAACGGCGAGGGTAACCAGTGGTTCCGCCCGGCGAACATCATCGGCATTGATGAGGATCTGCCGACCGTGGCTGACGCGAAGAAGATTCCCGATGTGGTGGACGGGGGCGAGCTTTACAGCCCCCCGCCGGCCCCGGACCCAACAGCGCCGACAGAACCAGACGCGAACGACGAGAACGGGGGAAAGAAGTCGTGACGTTGCTCGAACGTCGGTCGGTTGACACCGCCTTTGACATCACCAGCTCGGGGACGGGCTTCACGTTCACTGGCTACGCCGCGAAGTTCGCCACACGGTCACACGACCTTGGCGGGTTCGTGGAGACGATCCGCAGCGGCGCGTTCGGTCGCGCCATCAGTGAGGGCCAGGACGTACGGGCGCTCATCAACCACGATCCCGCGTTCATCCTGGGGCGTACCGCGTCGGGGACGCTGAAACTCGCCGAGGACAGTACCGGTCTCCACTACGAGGTGGACGCGCCGGATACCAGTTACGCGCGCGACCTGGCGGAGTCGATGCAGCGCGGCGACGTGACTCAATCCTCGTTCGGCTTCCGCGTCCGTGAGGACGACTGGCAGCGCGAGGGACGGGGCCGACTGCGGACCCTGATTGACGTTGACCTACTCGACGTCTCGCCGGTCACGTACCCGGCGTACGAGGACACCGAGAGCGGAGTCACCGCGGCGCGTGCTTTACAGCTCGCGGCCGGCTCGCACGGCTGGGACCTGTCGGCGGAACAGCTTGAGCGGGACATGACGGGTTCGTGGAACCCGCTCCCGCCGGAAGACAACGAGACGGTTCGGACGGCCCTTCGGGCTATCCGGCTTAGGGGCCGTGCCTTCTAGGCCAGCTCCAAACACACACAGAGGCTCACCCCTGACGGGTGGGCCTCTTTCGTTTGGCCGCCCTGGGGCGGCCCCTTGGGGGAGGTATCACTTTGACTAACTACGGGGCACAGGCGGAAGCCCTACTGACTCAGCGTTCGCAGATCTGGGAGCAGCGCAAGGCGCTGACCGACGCGCTGAAGGACGGCGAGCAGCCGAGCGCGGAGCAGCGGAGCCAGCTCGACCAGATGGACACGGACCTGAACCGGCTCGGCGCGGAGGCCCGCTCCATCGTGGAGGAGGGCGAGCGGGAGCGGGACGCGGCGGAGCTGCGTCAGCGGGCTATCGCTCTGGGCGCGAAGCCCGGCGTGTTCACCGGCGACCAGCAGCCGCAGGGGCAGAGCGGGCCGTCCCTGTCGGACGAGATTCGAGCCCTGAACTTCGGCGAGTCCATCACGATCGGCTCTGACCTCTACATGAAGCCGGGCCAGGAGGCCCGCGCCGCGCTGGCTGCGGCTGAAACCCGTGTCGCGACCACCGGCGTCGCCGCGAACGCGGGCGCCACCATCCCGACCACGTTCGTCGCGCGGGTCCTGGAGTACATGCTGCCGAACATCGGCGTGTGGCAGGCCGGGCCGACCATCATCACGACCGCCAGCGGCAACCCGATGACGTTCCCGCGTCTGACCGGCCGCCCGACTGTCGCGCCGGTCGCTGAGAACACCGCTTTCCCGACTTCCGACGCGGCATTCAATCAGTTCACGCTGAATGCCAAGAAGTACGGTGTGATCGTCCAGGTCTCCAAGGAGATGGTGGAGGACAGCGGTATTGATATCGCTGGCTTCATCGCTCAGCAGGCTGGCGTCATGGCGGGCCGTCAGGTCGCGCATGACCTTCTGGTCGGTTCGGGTACCGGCGGTACTCCTACCGGCGTTCTGACTGCCGCTGTCGCGGCCAGTCCCGGTACGACCATGGGCACCATCGGTGCCATTTCCGGTGACGACATCATCGCGCTGTATTACAGCATCATCGACGCCTACCGGGGCGGCGCGAAGTTCCTGATGGCGGATGCCACCGTGGGCAAGCTGCGCGGCGTCAAGGACGCCTATGGTCAGTACCTCTGGCAGCCCGGCTTGGTTTCCGGCGCGCCGGACATGCTTCTCGGCAAGCCGGTGGTTACCGACATCAACATGCCGACCGTGGGCACCGGCAACAACGCCGTTCTGTTCGGCGATTTCTCCACCTACTTCGTGCGCCAGGTCAACGGCGTTCAGGTCGAGAAGTCCTTCGAGTACGGCTGGGGCAGCGACCTGGTTTCCTACAAGGTGACTTGGCGCGGTGACGGCAACCTGTCCGACACCACCGGTTCGCTGAAGACGCTGATCGGCAAGTAATCCGACTGCTTAAGGAAGGGGCAGGCTCTTATGCCTGCCCCTTTTCTCATGCCCGGAGGGGGGTTAGCGCATGAGGCTTATACGCGGCTATGCAGGCGTGCTTAGCACGATCTTCATGACGGATGAGACTCCGATCGAGGCCGGGGCCGTTACGGTTACCGTCACTAATGCGGCGGGAACCACGGTGGCTACCGGCGCGGCTAGCGAGCCGTCAACGGGCGTCTACACATTCGCGTTAGGCCCGCAAACCGCGCTAGGGCCTCTAACGGTTACGTGGACTGGGGCAACGCTAAGCCAGACGACTACCGCCGAAGTGGTCGGCGGTTTGCTGTTCGCACTGCCTGACCTGCGAGCTTCCGACCCTGCGTTCTCGAACACGTCGAAGTTCCCAACGGCCGCGCTAGCGGCTGCAAGGGACGCGGTTACGGATGAGTTCGGGCGCATCTGCGGGCGGTCTTTCATCCCGCGCGGCAACACCTACACGACCTTTCTCGACAACACGGGAAGCGTGCTGTTGCCGGATGCCGACCTATACAAGGTGGTTAGCGCAACGGTTGACGGCGTAAGCCAAACCGGCCTAACCATCGACCCTATCGGCGTGGTTACCGGCCTTCCCACCTTGCAGGCGAGGACGCTGCAAGAGCTGTGGAACGGCTCGATAGGCTCCGGGGCTCCCGGCCCTGGCCTAACCGCCATCTCCTATGAGTACGGCTGGGTAACCGTCCCGAATGACCTCTACCGCGCGGCTATCCAGCGCGGGCGGTTCATCCTCGCGGCTATCGCATCGGGCATCCCCGATCGCGCTACGTCTTTCGTAGCAACCGAGGGCGGGTCTTTCACCCTTGCCACGCCGGGTAGCGGCGTATGGCAGACCGGCATTCCGGATGTTGACGCGGTGCTGGCTCGATACACCATCTCGCCGAAGGGCGTGGTGGTTGCGTGAGCAGTAACGCGCTTGTCGTCAAGGCGGCGGTTCAGACCGCTTTACAGTCAGCGGCCGGCTTGGTCGGCGTTCCGATCGTGTGGGGGCCAGACCCCCGAGACCAGCCCTTGCAATGGGTGTTGCTCGGTCAAATCCACTGGGATCACGAACGGTGGGCGACGAACCGAACCAAGGAAGAGACGTTCACGCTCGGCATCATCTGTGAGGTCATGCTCACGGCGGCATCCGCGTTCGACGCGGAGACTCAGGCCGCACAGCTTTCTGGGGTCGTTGAGGACATCTGCAAGTCCTCCCCCGGATTCGGCCTTCCGGGCGTTGTCACGTCTCTCTACAGCCCTGGGCGGCTGCTCTCTTTTCCCGCTGATGACCGGTGGGTCGGCCAGATGCACGGCGAACTCAAGGTCACAGCACGCACCTAACGGGGGGTTTTCTCTTGACTCAGAACATCGTCTACACGGGTCCACTAGCGGCGGTCGAGACGCCGGACGGGACCGTATTCACCAAGGGCGTTCCGGTGCCCGTCTCCGCCGAGGTGGCGGCCCGGCTCCTGCTCCAGTCGTTCGCGGAGGTGACCTCGAACGGGGACGTGGGCGCCCTGCCGATCACCGCGCCGTCCGTCGCTCCGGCCGCTGCTTCCGCTCAGGCATCGCCTGTTCCTCTGGCCGCTCCGGTCGCTGACGTGACTGCCGTGGCCACGGACACGGGCGTTCCGACCGTGCAGCCTCAGCCGGCCACTGTCTTTACAGCGACCCCCGCGGTTGACCCCGCGCCGGTCCCGGCTCCGGCTCCGACCGTCCTTGCCCCGGTTAGCGGGGTGACCGGCTAATGACCATCTACACCGTTCACGATTCCTATCTGGGGATGGTGGCCGAGACCGCTTACGCGACGGCCGTCGCCCCGGCGAGGTTCTTCGAGATCGAGAACGAGTCCATCGCGGGCAAGTACAACCGCATCGACGCCAAGGGCGTCCGGGCGGGAACCCGCGTGCTCCGCACGGACCGGTGGGCTCCGAACTTCAAGGGTGCCGATGGCACGGTCAAGCTGGAAGTTCAGGACTCGAACTTTGGCCTGCTGTTCCAGCACGCCCTAGGGTCCTTCTCTGCCGGTGCCCCGGTGGGCGGGTTCACCCCGTACACGTTCACGATCGGTTCCCTGGCGGGCCTGTCGTCTACGTGGCAGGTCGGCCGGTACGACACCAGCGGTGGGCTGACGCCGTTCACCTACTCCGGCGGCAAGATTCACAACTGGGAGCTTCAGTCCGCCGTTGACGGCGTGCTCGGGATGTCCCTCGGGCTGGACTTCGCTACCGAGACCCCGGCGGCCGGGACGGGCGCGTTCGCGCTGGCGACCCCGACCTATCCGAGCGGTTCGCAGATCTTCACCTACATCGGTGGCACGGCCACCGTGGCGGGCACGTCGTTCGCGGTCCATGACGTTGTGGTCAAGGGCGACAACAAGCTCAAGGTGGATCGGTTCTTCATGCAGAACAACGGGCAGAAGAAGGAACCGCTTGAGCAAGAGATGCGCACGGTCAACTGGGAGCTTAAGGGCGAGTTCGACGGCCTGACTCAGTTCAACCGCGTCAGCTCTGCGACGACTGCGGGCGCTACGGCGGCCATCGTCATGAACTGGGCGACTCCACAGGGCGGCGCCCTGACGGTGACGATCCCGAACGCGCGGTTCGACGCGGGTCCGCCGCACGTGGATGGGGCGAAGGTCCCCGAGATCAGTTTCACGGGCATCGCCCTTGACGACGGCACTCTGCCGCCGATCTCGATCGTCTACAAGACCAAGGACGCGGCGCCCTAATGCCGTACCAGCCGGGCCAGGGCCGGGGTAAGCAGTTCACCGGCGGCTACTCGAACGACTTCAGCCAGAAGATTCAGGTTGAGGGCCTGTACGAGTTCCTTCGCTCGGTGAAGGAGACGACCCCGGCGGTTGCCGGGGAAGTCGCCACGACGAACAAGCTCGCCGCCGACATGGTGAAGGACGCGGCCCGCGCGAAGGCGTCGGGGCTCGGCGGTGTCGCCAACAAGGCGGCCGGTTCGCTCGCCACGTCGAAGGCCACCCGTCAGGCCAGCGTCCGCCTGGGGCGCGGCATGCCGTTCGCGTTCGGCGCCGAGTTCGGCGCGCTGCACTACAACCAGTTCAAGCCGTGGCGCGGCAATCAGTGGGTCGGTGGTGACGGCCCGGCCGCTGGCGTCGGTTACTTCCTGTATCCCGCCATCCGCGAGCAGCGCGCACAGGTCGAAGCCGTCTACATGGCGAACATGATGCGCCTCATGCGGCAAGCCGGATTCCGAGTCTCGGACCTGGGCGAATAGTTCCGCGGTTCGCTTTACAGCGCCCCGCCGGCCAAGTGTCGGCGGGGCTTCTCTTTTCCCTACTTCCTGAGGAGACCCCCTTATGTCTGAAGTTCTGCACCTCGACCCCGAAGACCTGTCCATCGGCGACCTTGAGGACTTCGAGGAGATCACCGGCCAGTCGCTCACGGAGGCGCTGAAGTCGCGTCCGGTCCTGGACGCGGAGGGCAAGCGGCAGTTTGACGAGAAGGGCCGTCCGCTGTCGGAAACTCACCTGTCGGCGAGGGTCATCAAGGCTCTGGTCTATGTGACCAAGCGCCGGGAGAACCCGGCTTTCACCCTCGACGATGCCCGGCATGTTCGCCTCTCTGAGCTGAAGTTCGCCGAGAGCGACCCGGAGGGAAACGGCTAAGGCTGGAACGGCTGAAGGAATGGGCTTTGCTGGCCCGAACCTTCGGTTGGACGCCAGCCGAAATTAGGCAACTGACGCTGTCCGAATACCGCATGTTCTATGGGTACGCGGAAGCGCTACGGGATTCGGGGGGATAAACCGTGGCGGCTGGTGAGCGGATTCTACGCGTCATCATCGCGGGTGACGCGTTGGGCGCAGTGGGCGCCCTTGAGGAGTTGTCCCACGGCCTTGAGAGGGCACACTCTTCAGCCGACGCACACGGCGGCGGCATCATGTCTTCGCTCGGCGGTGCCGCTAAGGGCATCGGCCTTTTTGCTGTAGGCGCGACTGCCGCATTCGCGGGGGTAGCAGCCGAGATTTATCACCTCGGCAACGGCTACGAGCAAAACCTAAACGCCATTCAGGCGTTCACTCATTCGACTAACGATCAGATGAAGTCGCTTGAGAACCAGCTTTACGCGCAGGCTCCGGCATTCGCGCAGATGGGTCAGACGGTCGAGAACGCCTCTGAGGCGCTTTACCAGCTGACTAAGGCCGGTGCGTCGTCTAAGGACGGCATGACGGAGCTTGTGCCGACTATGGCTCTGGCTAAGGCGACGAACACGGACTATACCGAGTCGGCTAAGGAAATGACTCGGGTCCTGGACTCGTTCGGGCTCAAGGCGTCGGACTCGGCGATGGTTGCAGATGTCCTGACTAACGCCACCCACACGTCTACGCAGACGCTTCAGGACATGGCGGACGGCCTTAAGTACGTCTCGGTTGCCGCGCACGACTACGGCATCAATCTTCAGACGACGGCCGCCGTTACGTCGATGTATGCCAATGCCGGTATCCAGGGCACTAACGCGGGCACCGCGTTCCGTCAGATGCTCCTGAACCTGTCGGCTCCGACGAAGGCAGCTAGGGACGCCATCAAGGCGATTGGCCTGGAAGCGTTCGACTCGCAGGGCCGCATGAAGCCGCTCGGGGACATCTTCCAGCAGCTTCAAGACAAGTTCGGTAAGGGGCTGGACACACACAGCCTTGAGAAGATCGCACCCGACCTTAAGGCGATATTCGGTGCCCGTGGCGTTGAGCCTATCTTGGCGGCCATCCGGCAGGGCGGCGGGGGCCTTCAGCAGTACATCGACCTGATGAACCGCACGGGCGAGGCGTCCGCGATTGCGGAGGCCAAGAGCAAGGGCCTTTCGGGCACGTTCAACATGCTGAAGGCCACGATGGAGTCAGCGGCGCAGCACCTCTATATGCAGGTAGCCCCGAAGCTGGCGAACTTCCTGAACCCGTTCGTGGATGCCCTACCGGGCTATCTGTCGAAGGCTGCGAAGTACGGCCAAGAGATCTGGACTGCGCTGACCGATCCGGGTAAGGCCGCGAAGGGGCCGAACGGTGGAAGTGGTTTCACGAAGGGCCTTGTTGAGGTTGGCAAGGTCGTTCATAACGACGTGCTTCCGGCACTCGGCGAGATAGCCAGCTTTGTGAAGAGGGATGTTGTTCCGGTGGTCGAGCAATTCGGC